TTGCACGATATCCCAAGTACCGAAATTTGTATATAAGAGCATTCGACAAGATGCTTGAAGTGAGAAAGCAAAGAGGCAAAGCTACACAACACGCTAATGGACTTGAGGTTTATCACTGGTGGATGCAGGATGGTGTTTTGCCTGGGCAATTAAGTTTTGACGGAGAGGATTGGTTGTAAACGGCATTCCTGAGAAATTAAAAGCGTTAAGGACTAAAAACATAAATTAACGCAGGAAGAATTAGGCGAAAAGCTCTGCTTGAGCAGAACAAGTATATCTTACTATGAGCAAGGAAAATTTGAGCCTGATATTAAAACTATAATAGATATTTCAAATCTATTTAATGTTACGACAGACGAACTGCTGAAATGAGGTGAAAAGAAAATGGATAATAAATTAAAAATTCGTGAGGTATGCGGTGAGTATGCGTTAGATATACTGTTCGAGGATATGAGTTTTAATACGATATATTTTAACTCTCAAAAAAAAGCCGAAGCAGTCAAACGCATTATCTTAGATGACGGTAATCATACGATGTGTGTAACAAGAGATGCCAACAGTACAAAGGTGATTTGCCTTGACAGCTCGTGTCCGCATTGTAAAGAAGCTGTATTATCAACATACAATTACTGCCCCTACTGCGGTGCAAAACGGATATGAAGATAATAGATTTTGAGTTTGAAAAACTCTCTCGTCAAGAAAAAGAACTTGAAAAATTAAGAAAAAACAGTAATGTAAAAAAATTGCTTGTTGATTATCAAGTAAGTGATGACTGTATAAACTCAGATAGTTATGGAGCTGTATGTGTAAAATGTGGCAGATGTGGACGCACTTTTACAAAAGACGGATTTTTAAAGGAGAGTGAAAATAATGAAAAAAGGGACAACAGTTGAAAGCGGATATGATGCCGAGGGGCGCTGGCATTTGAAGATTAAAAAAGCTAAAGGCAAGTTTACGCTCGACGAAATAATTGAAGCGGCGAAAGAATGGGAAGAAGATTACTACGCCGTGATAATTAAAGCGATGAGCGATGAGACTGCACAGTATTACGATGATGACCTTGAGGGGGATTACGTGACGCTATATCGTGCCACGGATTTTATAAGTAAAGAGGTGTAAAAATAATGTCAGCAGGAACAACAATGCTTATTGTGTTTTTAATCCTTATAGTAGCGTTTATTTTAACGCTTATTTGGATGAGGGAAAACATTAACTTTTATCGTGACCTTTATAAAGTTGAGAAGGAAGAAAACGACCGCCTTTTGAAAGAGAATCAAAAGCAAGGTCGAACAATCAATCAAAACTGGGACATCACTAATAAGCGTTGCAATAAGAGCTATACGAACGGCTTTGCAGACGGAAGAAAATACGAAAGAAAATATGGATATGACCAAGAAATCAAAATTAGCGAAGAAGAAAAAGCAAAGCTCGAGGCAGTTATCAGAGCAGCCATCAACAGCAAGAAAGCTGCATTGGGAGAAGGCTGTGAATCCGAATCTGAACCCGAAGCCGAGGACAAAGAGGAAGAAGGATAACATTGACCTTATTTGTGAGGAGTTAATGAAATACAATGAAGAACACGGAACATCATACAGTTACGGCGAATATACAGCACTCGTCGGCATGGGAAAAATCAAAAGTAAATACCGAAACGAAAGAGACATTGACCTGCTGCTCTTGTAAGGAATGCCGAGGGTACAAGTTCTGCGCAAGCAGAAGCAGGGATTATCCTTGCAGTTGTTTTATAAAAAATGAAAGGTGACTACATATGAGAAGAGCAGATAAAGAATTTTTAAACGCTCAGATTGAAAACTTAAAAGAATCCGCACACGAGCGTTTTGCGACAGTACTTATGCAGGTTGATTATCTTCAGCTTAAATTACTCAATGCTGAAAGAGGCTGCAAAAAGCTCAGGGAAGAAAACAGAAGATTAAGAGCAGAAAATCAGATGCTCGAGGACAACATGGGGAATCTTTTGTGTACAAGAGAGGAAGAAATGAAGTACAACAGAGTGTTGAATGAAAATATCACAAAGCTGGCTGAGGTCAACGCACTTATGGCAGGTAAGCTCTCGGTGTATGAGCCTATTAAGAAGGCTGAATCTCAGCCCGATGAGACGGCTGACACGGTAAGAGAGTCAGATCCGGCAGAAGAATAATCAAGGCAACACCCTTGCTACACGCAAAATCCATTTTTTAAATCAAGAAATCAAACAAAATTCACAGTTTTCATTCATATTCAAAACTAAAATCAAAAAACAATGACTTCTTTTTTTGGCTTTAGCTGTTACACAATAAAATAAGAACACACAATTGCAGTGGCAAGGTTTGCAAGAAGCAGTAGCTCAATGGTCAGATGGGCTACTGTTTAGTTATATCTTTCAGTATTAATATTCTAAGACAGAATAATAATCAGTCATAATTAAAGGAGCTGAAATGCTCCTTTAATATCCTGCTCAAATGATTATTTAAGCATGGAAAACAGGAAAAATATACTATAATAAAAGGTTATGCTATGTACACTTATAAACGAACAATAAAAAGCGGAGATATGATTGAGGTTGAGTATTACCAGTCAATCAGAAAAATCGGAAAAAACTATGGCGGACGAAAATCAAATAATTCTTTAAGCTCGGCCAAGATGAGAAAAGCAAACAAGCTCCGTGCAGTCAAGCATATGCAGAGGCTCATAAATGCAAACTTTGGGAGCGGTGATTTCTTTTGTAGATTTTCTGCTCCGTACGGAACATATGAAACAGAAGAAGAGTTCCGCAAAGAGGTAGGTAAATGGCTTGACCGAATCAATTACCGTCTGAAAAAGCAGGGCAAAGGCAGATTGAAGTACATAGCGTTTATTGAGTGCGGTAAGTCTGGTAAGAACTGGCATATCCACATCATAGTCAGCAAAGAGGACAGGGAACTGCTGTCTGAACAATGGCCATATGAAAACGGTCAGAACTTTACTCCGCTATATAAGAACGAGAATTTCAAAAAGTTAGCTGAGTACATAACCAAAGATTTGACCGGTAAAGAAGAGGTTGATGCTGCCCAAAAGAGGATGATGACAAGTCGAAATCTTACAAAGCCCGAATCAGTCACAAGAAAGGCAAAAAGAAGAGAGATAAGAGCCTTAGAGCGTGGAGAAATGATTGAAGCGCCCGAAGGTCATTATCTCATTGAGGACGATTACTCAATGAACTACTCGGATATTGGTGGTGCAAAATGGTATTTTTGTTTTTTGCCGATTACGCAGAGGCGGAAATGGTAAATAATGGTAAATTCAGGCCGTGCGATGTACGGCCTTTTGGGGTTGCACAAAAATGAAGTATGCAGCGGAATAGATAATAAATCAAAGGAGAGGTAAAATTGAAAGAAAACAAAGCTAAATGTCCATTTTACTCGTATGACAGTCAAAGTAAGATCTGCTGTTTCGGGGCGGTGTACAAGAGCAAGAGTACAACGCTGTTTTTTGATTCACCGCAGGACAAAGAAAATCACTTCAACGATTTTTGCGGTAGCTATTGTTGGCGAGGCTGTCCGCTTGCTCAGACGATCAGCAAAGATTTGTAAAATATCAATCTTTTAAAAACATAATATGCGAAAATTTTAAATCAATTCAAAAATTTCACTTTCGTCACGGTTTTGCCTTTCGGTGAAACCGTGTTTTTCATACCAATATTACCCTCGGAAAAAAGTGTACAAATTTGGTGTTAAGGTTTTAACTTTTTTGCACGAAAGAAAAAAGCTAAAATTAAAACACGAAACATGTACAAAAAGGCGGTGAGCTGATGAGCGGAAAAGTTAAAGTGACAGGACAGGGAAGCGGAGCGAATGAGCCGAAAAACGGAGTGTCGAAACCCGAAAACGGAGTAAATGAGCAAAAAGCAATTGACTGGGTGCAAATTAAAGCTGAATATATCAGCGGCACAATGTCCGCTTCAAAACTTGCCGAAAAGCACGGAGTGAGCGTGTATGCCATACGAAAAAGGTCGGGAAAAGAACGCTGGCAGGAGCTGAGACGGCAGAATCAGAGTGAAACGGCAAACAAAATAGCCGAGAAAATCAACACTGAGAAAGTGAAGAAAACCGTCAGAGAGATTGACAGGGTTGTGTCTGTTGCCTCTAAGCTCATAACAAAGCTGAACAGAGCCGTTAATGAGCTTGACAAGGACGAGGAGCTCGTCAAGAAGAAAGTAACGGTTAAAGCCGAAAAGAACGAAGATGAGAAAACCGCAACAGCGGAAGAAGAATACAGCTACGATTATGCTAAACGCAAGACGCTTGTAAACACAAAGCGTGCAGCGGAAATTTCAAAGAGTCTGCTCAATGTTCGTGATATTCTTGCAGATTATACAACGGAACAGGACGAAGAGAACGCTCTCGGCATTATCGAAATCCCGATGCAGGAAGTAATGCGACCGCCCGAAAATGACGAGCAGGACGGTGAAAGCGTTGAGTAAGAAAGTCATATGGACTCCTCAGCCAAAGCAGAGAATTGCGTTGAGCCGTGGCGAAGATGAGATGCTATACGGCGGTGCTGCCGGTGGCGGTAAGACTGACTATCTTGTAGTTGAGGCGGCTCGACAGGTGAATATCCCCGAATACAGAGGACTAATATTGCGAAGAGCTGTTCCTGACCTCGCACGAATTATTGACCAAACAAGGGCGATTTATCCATCAATAGACAGGGGAGCAAGGTACAACGCAACAACAAGAGTGTGGACCTTTTCAAGTGACGCACAAATTAAGCTCGGCTCTTTATTCCGCACGAATGAAAAATATAAATACCAAGGACAGCAGTACGATTTCATCGGCTTTGACGAATTAACGCAGTTTACATTTGACGAGTACAGTTACTTAAAATCCCGAAATCGTGGTAACTGCAAGGCTACGAAGGTGTATATGCGGTCAACCGCTAACCCCGGCGGTGTTGGCCACGGCTGGGTTAAACAGTATTTTGTGACTGCCGGCACACCGGGCGAAACAATATGGCTTAGTGACAAAGTAATTATGCCTGACGGCACGACCAAAAATTACTGGAGCAGTAAAGTCTTTATCACGGCGAGCGTTTTTGACAACAATGCCTTAATGAACAATGACCCCGATTATGTCAAGCGACTTGCACAGTTACCCGAGGCGGAGCGGAACGCCTTGCTCTACGGCTCGTGGGATAGTTTTGAGGGACAGGTGTTTACTGAGTGGATTGACAATAGAGAGCATTACAAGGACAGACGGTGGACTCATGTTATTGAGCCGTTCAAAATTCCGCAAAGTTGGAGAATAATACGCTCGTATGACTGGGGATATACAAGACCGTTTTCAGTCGGTTGGACTGCCGTTGACCAAGACGGCAGATTTTACCGCATAAGAGAACTATACGGCTGTAAGAAGAATCAGCCAAACACGGGTGTACGCTGGCCAATCGAAAAAGTTGCACAGGAAATCCTTGCAATTGAAAATAATGACCCTCAGATTAAGGGCAGACAGGTTTATGGTGTTGCTGATCCGGCTATATTTGCGGAGCAGGGCAGCGGAAAAAGTCAAGCCGCAACGCATGCACAGTTGGGTGTGTTTTGGAACAAGGGCGATAATGCGAGAATTGCCGGAAAAATGCAGTTTCATTCACGGCTTGCCTTTGATGAGGAAGGCTATCCGATGTTTCAGTGTTTTAATACCTGCACTAACTTCATCAGAACAATTCCGAACCTTGTGTATTCGCAGATAGACACCGAAGATATTGACACTGAGGGCGAAGATCATATTTATGACGAACAGCGATACGGCTTTATGACCTCGATAATTACACCAAAAGAAGTTGTACTGAGAAATGCAAGGGCATTTGATCCATTGAACATAAGTCAGACACGATATTACAACAGATAGGAGATTACCAAAATGAGCGAAGTAAAACGAGACGAAAACGGAATGATTATGCCTGTTAAAAGCACATATCCAGCTCTGACCTCGGAAAAATCAAAACTGAGCAATGTTTACGGCAAAGGCAATAAAACCGAAGAAGAGCCGAAATCAGCCGAACAGGCAGAAAAAGAGAACGAGAGCAGCGGCAAGCCGATAGGACTTGACGAAATCCACGAGGCTATGCAGACTTTCAGGAAGTATCAGAACAGCAAAAAACAGTATGATGAAAGATTTAAGCAGGCTTTCAGAGAATATAACTTGCTTTACACAGAGGCGACTGCACCGCAGATTAAAACGGACGATAAAGGCAGACCGCGAAAGGTGCTTATACCGAAACGCAAAGGCGCTCAGGCACTTAATGTCATAATGAACAAGCACGCTGATGCAATGGATAACTACCCCGAAATCATTTGTCTGCCGAGAGCACAGGACGATGAACAGGCGGCTAAAACACTCAACAGCGTAATACCGTGCATACACAAACGCAACGGATTTATAAGGACCTACTCTGATGAACAGCTTGACAAGTTTGTCGGCGGTTGCGGTTGTTACGCAGTATTGTGGGACAAGACCGCAGAAAACGGACTGGGTGATATTGCTATCAGCCGAGTTGATATTCTCAATCTTTTTTGGGAGCCGCATATTGAAAACATACAGGACAGTGCGAATGTATTCTTTGCCCGATATTACGATGAAGAAGGAATCAGAAAGGTATATCCCGAGCTTGAAAGCGTTTCGACTGCCTCACTCGGTTTGGTTGAGCATGAAACCTATGACAACAGCAACAAGTCAAATGATAAAGTTATACTGCTTGACTGGTACTACAAGAAAAACGGCGAACTGCATTTATGTAAATTTGTAGGTGAACACATTCTCTACTCATCTGAAAATGAGGGCAAGCCGATTTACAATCACGGAAAATATCCGTTTGTGCTTGAACCGATGTTCAGACTGCGTGATACTCCCGTGGGCTTCGGATTTATGGATGTAGTCAGAGCACCGCAAAATCAGCTTGATGAACTTAAACACGATATGCTTGTGAATATCAAAGTCAATTCACAGCCGAGAATTTACTCAAATACAGCTGTCGGAGTGAACAATGATGATATGACCGACCTTGACAAAACGGTAATTGAGGTCAACGGACAGTTGCAGGGTAACATTGCACCGGTTGAATCAAAAGAGCTTGCCTCGGGTGCATGGAGCTTGTACGACAGATTGTCGAATGAAATCAAAGAAACCTCTGCTACGAATGACGCAAGTAATGGGGCAAGTGCGGCAGGTGTTACAAGCGGTTCGGCAATTGCGGCATTGCAGGAAGCAGGCGGAAAGGTAAGCCGTGACTCCAACAAGCTGGCACAGGAAGCAATGACGGAGCTTGCACAGTTGGAAATTGAACTGATGAGGCAGTTCTATAATCTTCCAAGAATTTTTAGAATTACAGGCGAAAACAATCAGACTACATATGAGGAGTTTGACAATACAGACCTCAGAAAACAGCCGTTGACCTATACAGACACAGACGGACAGGTTATAAATTATACCGATGAGGACGGCAACATACTTGAACGACTGCCGATTTTCGATATTGACGTGAAGGCGCAAAAGGCAAGCCCGTTTGCAACTGCCGCACAAAATGAAATGATGATGAATCTGTTCCAGATGGGTGCATTCAATCCGCAGGCGGCTGATGCCACGCTTGTAATGCTTGACGGAATGACATTTGAGGGCAAAGAAAAACTGATTGAGAAAATCAAGCAGAATCAGACCTTGTCACAGGCGGTGCAGGAGCTTTCAAACAAGGTACAGATGTTGGAAGCAATGAACGCAAGCAGAACAGCGGCAGATGTGCAGAATACTATGCCGAGTGAAAACGCACAGACCGCACAGCAGACACCGCCACAGACAGAAAGCGAGGCGGCAATGTGATTGAAATAACATTGATTGACTGCGGAAGTCAGATATATTTTGAAAGCAAAGGACACGGCTCACATGATGTGTGTGTTGCCGTGAGTGCGTTATGTTCTACATTTTTGCAATACGTGCGTGAAATGCAGGACGAAAACAATGTGACGATAGTCAACGAAAAGTATGAGCAAGGTCACACAGAATCAGAGTTTTATATTGTCAGCTCAGATGCCGAAGTCCGACACGGCATTAAAGCACTATGGACGGGATTTGAACTTTATGCCGAGAATTATCCGGATGAAATAAAGCTTAAATATGATGACGGCAACCCGAAATAAAGTTTAAAATCAACAAGACTTTTAACTTTTTTTGAAAAATTAAGGTTGATATAATTAAAATATAAGGTCGCAGTAGTGGGACTGCATTAAGACCTGACACCTCGGAAAGACGAGAGAGACACCGCGGATAGACGCGAGAAATGAGGTTCTTATGAACGACAAATTTTTAAGTCTTATCGTAAATCTGCATGACGGCGACTCAGCAGGCGCAGCTGACGGCGGAGACGGAAACGGTGAGCACGGTGAAGCCACAAGCACCGAAAACAACAACATAAGCCGTGAAACGAGAGAGAGAGCAGAGAGAATCGGCATAGGTGACGACCTTATCGACGATTACAATAAGGCTTTCGGCAACGGCAATCAGAATCAGAATAATAACGCAGAAGGCGAAAACAACAGCACAGACACAGACGACGAAGAAAACTTAGAAGAAGAGTTTGAAAAGCTGATTAAAGGTAAATTCAAAAATGTGTATCAGAACAGAGCGCAGTCTTTGTTTAAGGACAGAATGTCAACCAAAAACAAGCAGATTTCAGATATGCAAAAAAAAGAAAATACCGGCAATCAGATTTTTGCCCTTATCGCAAACAAGTACAATGTACAGCCCGATGACCTTGACGGTCTCCTCAAAGCCGTAACAGAGGATAAGGATTTGTTTGCGGAAAAGGCTCTTGCCGCCGGAGTGACAACAGAAGAGGCACGCAACGACTTTTTCAATCAGCAGAAAACAAATGCACAGGAAGAAGAACTTGAAACCCTCCGAAGAGAAAAAGCCGCAAGAGAGCTTGACACGCATTTAAGGTCAATTGCAGCGGAAACGATGAAAGAATTTCCAAACTTCAACCTTGAAGAGGAATTTCAGAATCCCGCATTTCGCACAGCTCTTGACTTTATTGCTCAACAGAGGAATGAACAGAACGAAAAGACAGGTCGTAATGATGAAATTTACGATTTGACGACTGCTTATAAAATGGCGCATTTTGATGAATTGCAGAAAGACCTTGTAAAGCGTTCAAGCTCTGCCGCAATCAGTGCGGCGGCACAGTCAATTCAGAGTGGCGCAAGGAGACCAACCGAAAATGCGGTCAAGAAAAGCGGTACAACCACGCAGAGAAAAAGCGTGGAAGATATGTCTGACGCTGAATTTGATGCCTTTTACGAGAAAGTGAGACGAGGCGAGGCACACCTCTAATGCCTTGCCGAAAAAAGGAAGGTACATATGAAAAGCAAGATTATTAAGCTTATTATCAATATCCACGGCAACACGGTTGACGCAGGCGGTGTAAACAAGTCAAACGGTTATGTTTACAATGCTTACGGCAACACAACATCAACCTCGGGAAATGATTGGACTCCCGAAAAGGCTACATTCTATCACAAAGTATTCCTCAAAAACCTGACAGCGAAATGCGTTCACGGTCAGTTTGGTGAGCATGACACAATTCCGAAGCAGTCGGGCAACATCTACAACAAGAGAGGTATTTCACCATACCCGACCGTTACAACACCGTTGCAGGAAGGTATTACTCCTGTCGGTAACAAGATGAGTTTTTACTATGTCGAGATTGCCGTGAACCAGTACGGCGCATATACACCTATCACAGACTGGGCAAGTTTTTGCAGTCGTGATGATGTTATGACCAAGGACAGTGAGGAGCTTGCTTCACAGGCAGGACGCTCAATTGAAGAGATTGACCGTGAGGCTCTTAATGCCGGAACAAGCGTAATCTATGCACCGGCTGTAGGTTCTGACGGTGCGGTTACAGAGGTTGCAAGCCGTGCGGCAATTACGACAAACAGTAAGCTCACTGTTGACACCATTTTCAGAGCGCTGAACTATCTCGAATGTCAGAACGCTGAGCCTATCGGCGAGAACTATGTCGCTGTTGTACACCCGAATGTTAAGTACGACATTATCAGCAACAAGGATTTCATCAGCGTAGTTAAGTATGCTCACGCTGATAAAATCTTCAAGGGTGAAATCGGTACAATCGGTAATGTTAAGTTTGTACAGTCGAACTTTGCGAAAGTGTTCAAGGGTGCGGGCGCAAGCAAGATTGATGTGTATTCAACGCTTGTGTTCGGTAAAGATGCTTATGTTACTGTTGAGATTGAGGGCGAAGGCACTCAGACAATCGTTAAGGGCTTTGGCTCAGGCGGTACATCTGACCCACTCGACCAGAGAGCAACACAGGGCTGGAAAACAACTCACGGTGTAGGCATTATCGGTCAGACAAGAATGGTTCGTATCGAATCAGCCTCATCTCTCAACACAGTAGCACAGACAGCTTCTCCGGCTGTAGCATAATCGGGAGGTATATAACCTATGGCAACAACAAAGAAAGCCGCAGAGACGGCAGAGAATACAGAAGTATCGGCAGCGGAAACTACTGCCGATACTGCAACAACTGTAACAATCGAAAAATCTCAGCTTGATAAGCTCCTTGGAATGTATGACGAGTTGCAGGAAATCAAGAAGAGTATGCCAATCGACCGCAAGGCGGAAAAAATCAAGCAGGACAAGGAACTTGCAAAGCTGATTGAAAAGGCAAACAAGGAAAGTGAAGAACTTGTTGAGTACATCGCTCCTACAGGTTCGATGAAGTCAAACAAGAATATTGAGGTCAATATCAACGGTGTGCAGTACACTGTTCCGAGAGGTGTTAAAACGAACATTCCACGCAAGGTTGCGGAGATTATTGACAACTCAATTAAGCAGGCTGAATTCGCGCAGGGCGTGCAGGATAAGGCTGCCGAGATTGCCCAGCAGGCTATTGCCGAGGGCAGAATCTAATTTGATATCAAGGAATAAATTGTACTCCTTACAGAAAATTCGCAGAAGGGCGGGGGCGGTAGCTTCCGCCTTTTTGCGTACACAGATATTAGAGAGGTGATTATATGACACTTGATAAGGTAATTGAAAGAGTGCGAAAATTTAAAAGCGGATATGATGTGTCCGATGAGGACATTATAAGCTACATTAACGAGGCCGAAATGGAAATCATCAGCAATGTAATAAGTAATCGCGAAGGTGATAACGAGATTGTAGGCACATACGGTAACTATCAGCTTGATACAGACAGAGGGTTTGAACTGCTTGTGCCGGCTCCGTATGACCGTATATACGAGGCCTATTGTGCGGCACAGATTGACAGGGACTACGAAGAGGCTGAAAGATATTCCGTTGATATGAGCGTATATAATCAGCTGAGGCAGGATTTTGGAGCGTTTTGGTTCAGAACACACCCGCAAAAGAAACGATATAACTTTCATATTGGTTAAGAGGTGACAATATGCTACCCGAATTAAATATACCGAGGAGAGATACAACAAGTATCAGTGTATTCAGAGGATTAAACAGAAGTCCAAACACAGGCTTTTCAAGGATTTCGAGCTCGTCAAGCAGCATTTACACAGAGTTCAAGGATTTTAAAAATATGACTTCTGATAAATACCCACAGCTTGCACCGAGAGCAAACCGTTCCCGAATTACTTCCGATGACAAAATCAAAATCATTTCAAATCTGTTGTCGGCTAACTCAGGTTTGATTTATATTGACTCAGACAAAAATCTGCATATCGGGGCAGAGGTTACAAAGATTGATGAGATTGATGCGGTCAAGCAGCACCATATTGTTTTATACGGCAATAAAGTAGTTGTATTCCCCGAGAAATTATCAGTTAATATGAGCGACCAAAGGGTGACTATGATTGATTGCCAAAACAAAGATTTGAGCACACAAATCGAAACAAAGAGCAATCTGCAACTTGATGCCTTGACATATGATTATGCATATTTGTTTTGTTCAATTACACGGTCACATTATGACGCAAGTGCGAACAAGAATTATCGACCGAGCGTAACTTTATATACCAGCAACGATTTAACTGACACCAAATATCAGTTGACAAGTAATAAAGACATGGTTGATATATTCAGCTTAAATGATATTAGGATAGGCATGGTAATTGAAAGTTATAACAACTTTTATTCTGTTATCGGAATTGAAAAGAAGGACAGCACATATAAAAAGAATAGGCTTTTGAAATTCAAAAAGTTGTCTCAGAAGTTTAGCTATACGACAATAAGAGCCAAAAACATTGGATTGCATATTGAAGCTGGAGATTTTGTTAAGATCAGCGGATTAACTAACTCTCTTGTCAGCACAGATGCCGAAAGCTACGCCGATAAGAGCTATATAGAAAACCTTAACGGGAAAACTTTCAAGGTTTATTACGTTTCAAAAAATGAGCTTGTAATCAAGTGCGAATTGGAATCAAGCGTGCCGTACACAGGTACGGTCACAGTTGAAAGAATCTCTCCCGATTTTGACGAGGGAAAAATCGTGGAAATGCAAAACCGCTTGTGGTGTTGCTCTTCGGAAAACAACGAAATTTATTGTTGTAAACAAGGTGATGAGCGCAACTGGCAAGCATACAGTGACGGAATCAGTACAGACAGCTGGGCGATGACCTGCGGTAAAGAAGGAAAGTTTACAGGCATTGCAACACGGGGCGACAACGTTATTTTCTTCAAAGAAAACTACGCTCTGAAAATTTACGGAACAAAGCCGAGTAACTTTACCCTTGCAGAATACAATGTTCCCGGTGTTGAAATTGGAAGCGAAAAGAGCCTAATAAACATTAACTCAACCTTGTTTTATTTGGGCCATAACGGTGTATATGCTTATCAGAGCGGTAGCCTGCCGGCTCTCATCAGCGAAGAATCTTTATGGGGGCATACTTATAAGAACGCAGTCGGCGGTCGGCACGGAAATAAGTATTATATCTCCGCAGAAAGAGATGACGGAGAACAGGAACTTTTTGTTTACGACACCGACAAAGGCTTGTGGCATAAGGAAGATGACACAAAGATGATTGACTGCACCACATACAACGGGGTGCTGTATTGGCTTGATGATACCAAAGAAAACATTATGTGTCCTGATAAAGCGGACAATCTTCTTGTTGACAACACGAAATATAAGTATCAACAGGAAGATTACTTTGAATGGTCTGCTGAAACAGGTGACCTTTACGACAGCGAATTTAATGTGAAGAATATCGGAAAAATCCGAATCGGCATTAAGGCTGAAAAGGGAGCAAAAGTCAGCTTGTTTGTACAGTATAAGGATAACGGCGAATGGAAGAAAGTATCGGAAATGCTTTACAGCGAGAAAAAGCCGAGAGTATTCGCCGTAGCTTTACGCAGAGCGGAATATTTACGGCTTAAACTTGTAGGAACGGGACAGGTCGAAATATACGGAATTGACATGGAGCACAGCAGAGGAAGTGATAAGCGTGGCAACATTTAAACTTGATCCGCCCCCTTCAACAAATGACATAGGTGAGATGCGGAACTATCTAAACGATATGTACGAACAGCTGGCTTTCGTGCTCAGCAACATTGACAGCGACAACATAACAGATGATTTTCTTTCTGCAATCGGACAAAAAGGAAGTGAAAAATAATGGCTTATACATACAAGGTTTATGGAACAGGCGATGTTGACAATGCGGTTAATAACTACAACCGTGTTGCCTCATCAGCTCCGACATATGCTGACAGCTACGACACAAGACAGGCTCGTCAGCAGGCTGATAATTACGCAAACTCATACACCGACAAAATCAATAAGGGATATACGAGCAAGTACAAGGGTACAATTGACGAGCTTGCTAATCAGTACCAAAAAAATAAATTTGACTGGACACCCGAAAATTCTACTGAATATCAAAAGGCGAAAGAAAAATATACCCGTGAGGGCAAGGTTACACAGGAGAATGTGCAGGGAAGTTATGCCGGCAACACAGGCGGTTACAGCAACACTTATTCACAGGCTGCAGGTCAAAAGGCATTCGGTGAGTATATGGACGAGCTTGCAAATAAGGTTCCAACACTTAAAAATGAAGCCTACAAGAGTTATCAGCAACAGCAGGAAGATACGCTGAACAGAATCGGTGTATTGCAGAATCTTGATAACACGCAGTATCAGAGATACAGAGACAGCGTAACGGATGATTACGACTTTATGAATTTCTATGAAAATAAGTACGGCACATCCAAAGGACTTGATATGAGCAATTTTCAGAATGAACTGGCTCACTGGCAGACGCAAATGTCAGCGGCACAGAGTAATCTTTCAGATATCAGAAGTCTTGCCGAGGCACAGTACGAACACAACACATTGAGTGCCGACACAAGGTCAAGCATTGACAGTCAGCGCAGACAGTCGGACGCTTATTACAATTATCTGAACAGTCAGGTAAAAATAAAGTGAGGTGAGAACATTGAGCGTGAACAGCGAAGAAAAAATTTATAATGACCTGATGAATGAAGTACCGAGTCAGACAGTGAGCGGTGACACTAAGCAGAGTGCCGCCGCTCTTGCGGGTGCAGAATCAACAGCTACAGGACAGGCTGACAACTATAAAAGCACTTACAGCGGAAAGTTAGATGACGCCATAAGTAACTATCTGACAGGCAGAGGATTTGAATACGATCCGATGCAGGATAAAGCATATCAGCAGTACAGAAAGGAATTTGCGCAAAATGCCGCTATGGCACGAGATACGAGCCGTAACACAGCTAAACAGCTTTCAGGCGGTTACAATCCTACCTATGCTGATACAGTCGCAGACGAGGTCTACAATGACCGTATGGGCAATATAAGCGATGCAGAAAGTACATTTAGAGGACTTGCACAACAGGATTATCAGTCAAAGCAGGAGAAAAACGCAAATGTGCTTAACCTCTATAACACGCTTGAGGGTACAGATTACAGCCGTAATCGTGACACGGTAGGAGACTACAAGAACTATCTTAATCTTCTTGCAAGCAGGTACTCAACCGACAGACAGGCAGATGTCAACCTTGACAGCGCTAATAATGATGTTTACTCAGCAAAACTTAACGGAGCAGTAAATAATCTCTCATCAGCAAGAGCAGCAGACAGTCAACGCTATTTGTATGACACGGTAAGTGCCAATCAGTTTGCACAAAATGCACAGGCTGAAAGAGAAAACGCTCAGAAGATTGAGTATGAAAGAAATAAGGCGGTTTATACAGCCTACACTAAGGCTCAGAAAGCGGCAGAAAAAGCAACTAAGAAAGCACAGGATAAGGAAGATAAGCGTCGATTTAAGGCGGCATATGATAAGTTTGTGGACGCCTATGACCTTAAAAACGCTAAGTATAATTACAAAGTTGGTCAGCTTGCACAGGGCTATTATAACGGCTACATCACGCTTGACGAAATGGACTATATTGCCGATAAGCTCAATGTCAGCACGGCTGACCTGACAAGCACGCTTGACAGGATGAGCAAAAACGGTGGAACGCTTAATGATGACCACTACGGCGGTCCGAACTCAATGAGTATCGGTAAAAACACTGATTATTTTCAAACGTCAACTTCAAGAGTTACTACGGACGAAAACGGAAAAACAAAATATTTATCGGAAAAAGAGTGGAACGAACTACCGATAAATAAGAAGAAAAAGTGAGGACTGTATATATGGCACAGCAAAGAAAAAGAACCGCAGGCGACGATTTAAGAGATTTTAAAGCCGGAAAGATCAGCGGAAACTTTTATCACAACGGTATTGACCGTTCGGATAATTATATTCAGCATACATCAGCACCGAGGTATATAACCGATAAAAACGGAAAAACGCAGGTGGCTTCCTATAACGAATGGATTCAGCAGGAAGTATTTCAGCATCAACACGAATTGGCAAACGGCACAAGTTCTGCATCATCGAATAATAAAACAGCGACAAATGATACTTCTGTAAAAAACAGCAACAATACTTCTTCAAGTACGAGCTCGGATATAAAATCCTTTTTAAACGGAAATTTGAATAAGGCAAACAGCTCCGCAGAGGATTTTAGAGCAGCAATTAAAAACCCGAACAAGTCTTTGAATGATAGAGTTAAAGGACTTACACACATGTATAATGCGGCGGTTGCGACAGGTGACACCAAAACAGCCGAGAAAATGCAGAAAGAATATGACGAGCTTGCCGACAGGGTTAATAAGCAGACGGAAATAAACCGACATAACGCTAAGGAATATGCTCGCAGTCAATCTTTAAAAGGTATGACCGAAGAAAGAAAAGCATTAGTTGATGAACGCAACAAGTATGCACTTGATAACGGACTTGTAACCTCTACAGGTATTGATACAAGAAAAAAGGATAGGTATAAAGTTTATTCAGAGTACAATTCAAAAATTGATGAGCTTGACAAACAGATTGCAGAAAAGCAGAGAAACGGCGAGTATGATTTAAGTGATTCGCAGAAAGCTGTTCTTGCCGATATTGGCAACAAAGCAAACAAACTTACGGAAAGTTTTGAAAACAAATATAAAAACTCAACGCTTGAGCAGAGGCTTAATGCGAGATTGCACGCAACAACAAGTGAACTTAACTGGCTTAATAAGCATATGTATGACAATGCCACAAGCGAAGAACTTGAAAAATACAACCGGGAACTGAGCAAAGAATACGAAAATCTGTATGACAGAGGAACAACAGGTACAGATGAAAACAAAGAAGCAAGACGCAGGAATATTGAAGATGAACAGGATAAAATTGATACATACATCAATAGAGCTAAACTTTCCGAACAGAAAAAAAGAGAGTATGACGATATAGTTGATAAGAATGTTATACTCAAAACTGTAATGCAGAAGTACTATGCTTTACAACATTATGATGATACCAAGCATATGCTTGCAAGTACAGGACACGATACTGACAGCATAAAAAATCAGGTGACCCTTGATGATTATAATTACATTAACAAGTTGTCCGACAAAGAGCGTACACAGATTGAAAAGAATTTTAAGAATCTGAAAAAGAAAGGTTATGACACCGAATCATTATATAAATGGTATGAAAGAGAAAGAGATGCAGAAAAAGCAGCGGAAACTACAAGAATAAGTACAGAGTATGCTGATGAACATCCTATACTCGGTTCGATTGCAAGCGTAGGTGCAAGACTCGGTGGTGCTGTTCCCGATGCGATAAAATATATCTCAACCGACATTGATAAAAAATATAACGGCGGTGACGGCTACATTAACCCCGAAGCAACCAATACCGCTATATCTGACGCTATGCGTGCAAAGGTATCTGAAAACATTAACAATGATTTCGGTTCATTCCTTTACAACACAGGAATGAGTATGGCCGACTTTGCCTCTTTGTTACCGCTCAATGCCGTTCCGGGCGGACAGGCTTTGTCGCTCGGCATTATGGGCACAAGTGCCGGAGTCGGTGCAGCGAATGATGTAATCAACAATGGCGGTACAATTGACAACGCAGTCAAGACAGGTATTGCGGCAGGCATTGCAGAAACCCTTTTTGAAAAGGTATCTTTGGAACAGCTTTCAGCATTTAAGGCAAGCGGAAAAAGCACATTTCGTGCGGCTGTCGGCAATGTGCTTAAAGGTGCATTTACGGAAGGCTCGGAAGAGGCCTTTACCGACCTGGCAAACAGATTGACAGATGACGCAATAAACAAGGACCTATCTTCATACAACATTGCTAAGAAAAATTATATGGAACAGGGAATGAGTGAGGCTGAGGCGGAGAATGCCGCAAGCTGGGACTTTTGGAAAAATGTCGGACTTGATTTTGCCGGCGGAGCAATATCGGGCGGTGTGCTTAACTTTGCGACAGCGGGAATTAATCTTGCAGGTGCCAAAATTGATATGGCACAAAATAAAGAGAGCAACATTCAAATCGGTAAAGCTGTTATGGCCGATGAAAACTTTGACCTTGATTTGCTCATCAGGCAAGGTCTTGCAACCGACAAAAACGATAGAGCATACAACTATGCTCAAAAAATGCAGAAACTCGTTGAAACCAAGGGCGAGGGAAAAATCAGTGCCGGAGATGTCGGCAACCTTATGTATCTTATCAACAGAGAGGTTGGCAAAAATCCCGAACTTGTAAACAAAATTGCGCAGGTTAAAAAGCAGAATACACAAGAGCAGAGTAATCAGCCCGTTAATGCTCAGAATGAACAGAACACGGCTCAGAACGGACAGCAGAATGTAGAACAGGCACAGGCAAGCACTGCAATCAACGCAACAAAAAAAGCCGATACAGAGGATATCGGCAAAATGTACGGAGCTTATGCTTTTGGCAAGAAGCACCCAAACGGCATTATCGCAACAGATACTTCAACAGGTAAGGTTGTCAAGGTTGCGCTCAAGAGCCTTGAAAGCTCGGCAAAAATCAATCGCAGTGATGAAGAAAATACACTTGTATTCAACACAAATGACGGTAAACAGGTTAATGCGGACAGCATAACATTCTCTGACAGTCAGCTTGATACGATTGTTCACAGCGCAAACGAATTTGATACATACGGCGCAAGGAACTATATTTCAAACTTTGAAGAATGGAGAGAAAGTCCGCAGGCACAGAAAATGACTGATGACGAAATGCTCTATAAATATAACAGAGCATATTCAGCCGCATACAGCTTTGGCAGAGAGGGCGTTAAACTTGATTCTTTAAAAGAAACCTCTGAATATAAAATCCTTACAAACATTCTCGGTGAACAGATTGTAAGTCAGGCATTGAGCACCGGCAGAAGAGATGTTGACATTAACACTCAACACCATGCCAATAGACTGACCGAGTTAATCAACCGCAACGGCAGAGCAGACACAAGCGATGTGGGCGTGTATGCAGACAGCGGAACGGAAGTTTCACACATTCCGCAGGAGCTTATTAATACACTCGGCAACCTTGCGACAAAGACGGGCAGAAATATTATTATCTCAGATCGCCTTGCTGACGGAGTGAACGGTGTTGCAAGAGACGGTAATATTATCCTTAGTTCGGAAATCAGCAGTCAGAAAATCCTTGCCACAGCTTTACATGAAGCAGGACATATGATTAAGAAAACTAACCCGACCGAGTGGCGAACATTAAGTGACTTTGTGTCAGACTATCTTGTACGCAAGGGTGTTGACCTTAACAAGATGATTGACCGCACAATTGAGAGGTACGGCAACCGACTGCAGGCCGATGAACACGAAAACACAAGAGATGCCGCCCTTGAAGAAATTGTATGCGACACACTTATGAGCATTGCCTCAGATGAAAAGGCTCTCAATATTGCCCTCAGAACGAAGCAGAATAAATCAAAAATTGCAGCGGCAATTAAATCTTTGATTGCAAAAGTAAAGGATTGGCTCATCGGCAAAAGCCAAAACTACGGAGCAAAAGCCTTTGCCAAAGACCTTGAAGCTCTTGAAAAACTCGCTCAAAGATTTTCGGAGGCGGCTGATACTGCAAGAGAAAATATTACCGAGCAAACAGAGGTTAAGAACGGTGAGAAGATTGATATTGAGAAATTCTCGCTTGATGAAGAAGATAAAGACCTTGTAGCAACACACAATATACGTTCACAGAACCTTATGAATCTTATCAATGATTTTGACGGAGCAGGTTTACCAGTACCGAGTATAGCAATCGAAAAAGCAGAGAATCTTCACGATAACTTTGGTGATGTTACTCTTTTATTTAATAAAGATACAATTGACCCTGAGGCAGACAGCCGAAACAAAGTTTATAACCGTGATGCGTGGACGAGCACATTTCCTGAGGTGGAAGTAAAGATAAAAGATGAAGAGTTACAAAAAATCTCAGAAAGAGTACATTTATCTGAGGGTTATCTTAAATCTAATATGTTCAATACGAGCAATAAAGAAAGAATAAAAAAGAACTTCTTTAATGATTTAAATGTACGGAAAGCATTTTTGAAAGAGCAAAATATTGAGGTTACTCCTGTTGCTTACGATAAAGAGCCGAGATTTCAAATGTTTACTGATATTGGAGTAAAGAAGTTTTTGAGAAAGAACAATTGTTCTTTTGATAAGCTCGTTAATGATATAGATTTTAGAAATAAATTGCTAAACGATTATTATGATAGTTATACAATTAAAAGTTTAGCTAACAAAAATATTCAGAGGGTCAATAAAATACTTGATAATTGTGCAAAATCAAAAGAAACTTATAACTCTTATAAAACTGAATTTGAGTACGCAATAGAATATGCGAAAGGTAATGTGCAAAAAGAAATAAATAACTCTTCGTACAATGACGGAGTTGTAAATGCAATAAAGGAACACAAAGAGGAATTTGAAAAATACATAGAACAAATTCTTTCAGAAGATGTTTTCGGAGAAAAATATATAGTGAGAGATGATGTTGACCCATATGATGATGAAGGTAACTTAAAGTCATTCGATGAAACTCATTATATCTATAATATAGATAATGTTGTTAAAGCAATGAAGATTGGAGCAAGTTCAGTTGGCGATCCTTTCACTGGTGGTGTAAACTATACCTCTACTTTTAGTACTCAGGAATTCGGTAGCATTGATGAAATTCACAAAAACAAAGGAAACATTAAGGAATTAAGCGAAGAGGAACAGAGTGAAAATCAACAAAAGATAATTGAAATCCTTACCCCCGTAATAGATGAGGTATCTAACAGCGGTAGTTATAACAATGATTTTCTTATTGCAAGTGATAATATTGTTGATGCTTTTAAGCAAAGCAAGACGAAAAATGGTGTTTACAATTATCTCAAGCAGTATTATCCTGCATTGAAAAAGAGTACAGTTGACAAACTTTTTAAAGTAAGAGATGAAATTGCTAATATGCCTACAAGATACTTTGAGGCGAAGCCTCACAGAGCAGTAGGCTTTAATGAAGTTATGGCGGCGGTAATCCCGGCAGACGCAGATGAGAGTTTGAAAAAAGCTCTTAAAAGAATGAATATCCCTCTGTATGAGTATGCTGACGAAAGTCAGAGAGCAGATGCCGCCCGTAAAGCTATAAACACCGAATACACTGATAAAACAGGCGTTATCCACGATTCTCTGAAATTTTCAATTGACGATGAATACGATGATTTATTTGATTTTAGCGGCAATGACGAACAGCACATTGATTTTGATAAGGCAATTGACAAAAACAACCCTGAATTGACGATTGAGCAGATATATCATCATTCTGCCCGCAATGTTAAAGAGGGTTTGCTTGCCGGCAAGGGCATTAAGCCTGAGCAGAAGAAAATCTATAACATGGTCAAGTCTGTAATGAGAAGCTACCACATTAATCCTAATGCTGAAACGGACTCGCTTGTTACCGAGTATGTGGATGCCTTGAATACATTCATTGACGCTGTACAAAACGATAAGTCAAACTTTACTGATGCCTTTGAGAATTTTGTCTTGAAGTGTCGTGATACCCTTAGATACTCGACACAGCTTGACGAACAACACGAAGCGTGGGCCAAAGAAATTCGTGACGAATTAAGAGGCACAACTCTGCTTATCCCCGAAAACGCAATCGACACAATTAAGGAAAACTATGGTAGTGTCGGAAAATACAAAAAAGCCTTGTTTGGCAAAATCAATGTCAAATTAGAGCATAACGCAAAAGGCATTAACGGTAATGCAGTTGGTTCATACATTGAGGACATTGGCTCACACCTTGAAAATATCGGAGGCAGGTCACTTATGATAGAGGACGGCTTTGAGTGGGACAGCGACAGCGGTTATCGTATGCTTGACCATATTATGAATTATGTGCTTGCTCCGCAGTATGTAGCAACATATGACGGTAAGTTTCAAAGCGAAAGCACGATTGATGCGGCGGCAATTCAAATGGCGTTTGACACAACTGCCGAATATCTTAAACAGCAGGGTAAAGCGGCAGTGATGCAGAATAATATTGACAAGCGAAAACTTAGAGATATTAACAAGGCATTGAGGCAGGCCGAAAAAGCAAAAACTGCGCTGAATCAAAAAACTATCGAAAATTATAAAACTGACATTGCCGAACAGAAAGCAAAATACAACGAACAGCGCGAAAAATACCGTCAGGCATATAATGCTTTGAAAGATAAAAAATCAGAAGAAGCAAAAAGGTATCGTGATAAAATCCACGAGCTTGAAGAGCTTAACGCAAAACAGAGGGCGGTTATCAACACAAGAAAAAAGGTTATAGCCGATGAATACCGTGCCGAGCGGGACAAAACGAAGTATCGTCAGAAAATCAATACAACGCTTGAAAGGCTTATAAACAGACACTTAAAGCCTAAGCCGAGCAATAATGTTCCTATTTCGGTTGTGAAACCTTTGTACAGGCTTCTCTCCGAATTGACAGGCAATTATTCGGGATTTTCTAAAGGCGTTAATGACATTACGGAAAAGACAGGATATAACAAAACCGACAATCAAAAAGGAGAAAGAGTAAACAAAGTAACATTGTCAGCAGAAACCGAGAAACTTATTTCGGCTTTAAACAGCGAAATTGCAAATACTGACGGAAAAATTACTTTACCGCCGGCAATGAGAAACGCTTTGCTGGGATATAATGTGTTTGACAACAACGGCAATATCAAACAGCATTTTACGGGACTTCTTGAAGATGTAAGAAATATTTTTGAGAAAGCCGAGGAAAACGGAAAAACCTCGTTAAAGGACTTTTCTCTTAGTGAGCTGAAAAGAATAAGCACAGCTTTCAGCGAAGTAAAGAAACTGCTTGACACTGCAAATAAGATTGTCATTAACGGCAAGGAGTATGACGCTTATCTTGTATCACGAAAAGGAGCTGAGGAACTCAAAAAAGTTACAGGCACACACAAGAAAGGTTCTAACACACAGGCAAGCACCGCCAAGAGAACGCTTTTAGCATACCGTAAATATATGTCAGATCCGATTCGTTTTGCACGAATGATTTCGGGTTATCACAATGACAGCGTGATTGTTCAGATGATGGAAATGCTGAATCAGGGACAGTCGGAAGCAGAACAATTAAGCATTGACTGGACGAATAAGTTTGAAGAACAAATGTCCCGTTTTTCATATAAAGCCAAAAAGGATTATGTCAGAGAGCAGGCAATGAAATTTGACGGCATAGACCCTAACACCAAAAGGGCGCTTATTGACAAGAAAACAGGCGAACAAGTTAAAGTTGGACTTACTGCCGATATGCTTGTTGAAATGCTCCTTGAATATGAGGACGAATACGGCAGGGCACACATGATGTACAGCGGTTATCAAGTGCCGAATATCAAGTACATAAAACGGAAAAACCAACAGCTTATGTATTCAAAGGACAGCGGTTGTTATATTCTTCCCACAGAGTCGGATATTTCACGAATCAGGGATTATGTCATGAACAATGAGATTGCCAAAACTGTTTATGAAATTTGCCGTGAGATGTACAATGAAGATATGCAGAATGCCGTCAACAAGGTGTCAAACGAAAAATACGGATATGAAATTGCAAAAGTAAAAAACTATTGTCCTATCACGATTGACGAAGATACGGTTTACGGAACATTTGCTGATGTGCTGATTAACAGAAGTATCAACAGCCGAGCATTTCTTCATGAAAGAGAAAATTTTAAGTACAACAGATTGAAGCTTAAAGGTGCAACGGCAAAGCTTACCTCTCAGATTAAAAGCGTGTCAAGCTGGTGCGGTCTTACGATGCCGATTGAAACATTTAACCGTGTGTTCAATATGCCACGCTACGACCACGCAAATGACAGCCTTGTTAAAGCTGTTCAGGAAGAAAACCTTAATTCTGCCGAAAATATCAGACAAAAAAATAATACCCATGCGGATGAAGAAGAAAAATCCAAGCTGAGCATTGACGAGGTTCTTGATTTCATTGAAAGGGAAGAAAAACAAAAGAAAAAGAAGAAAAGCACACCGACAACGGAATATTTCCCGAGTATGAAGGAAATAATGAAACAGCAATGGGGCAACGAAAGCGAAGAGTACATAAGCAAACTGATGGGCGATTTGCAGGGCTCGACAAAACAGGCTGATCCGGGCAGAATTGATATGCTGACAGGAAAATATATAAGAGCGGTACTGATAGCAAATATCTCTTCGGCTATCAAACAGTATTCTTCTTATCCATTGGCAGCGGCAAGGGTAGGCTGGAAAGCAACTCTTGCAGGACTTAAACACATTCGTCCGGGAAAGCATACTCCGTTTTTTAACAGAGCGTTACCCGACAGCTACAAGCAAAGTATTCCGTATGATGAAATTGCTAAATATACTCCTATACTTGAATACAGAAAACAGGGCAACAACAGCCGTGAAATGGCAGAAATCAGCAGATACAAAGGCTTGATTGACAGTTCGGGCTGGGTAGGACATACTCTTGACCGTTTAAACTGGATTGAAAAAAATGATGTGCTTATGGTAGAAATGAACTACTGGATTGCCTATGAGCATGTAAAGGGCAATATGGGAATATCTCCCGACAGTAAGGAATTTATGCCGAATGTTGCAAAAACGCTTGAGGACATTATTAACAATATGATGCCTAACAGTTCTGTAATGCAACAGGGACAGATTTTGAGAAGTAAAAATCCCGTGAACAGAATATTTACAATCTGCAAAAGTCAGGTTTTCTGTATGGTAAATGCCGCAATGGATGCAAGCGGTGAATACAACGCAAGGCTTAAAGATTACAAACAGGCTGTAAGTGAATTTGAAAAGAAGCAGGCGAGAGCGGAAGTTAAGATTGCAAAGAAACAGCTTGCAAGGACCTACTCTTCAATCATTGTCAGTACAGCTATGACCTGCGGAATTTTGATGCCGTTGATAGCCGCATTGTTCGGCAAGTGGGACAGATACCGTGACGAGGATGGAAATATTACTCCGTGGTCTGTCGGTTCAAGGCTGTTGAAGGATTTCGGTTCTGAATTAACGGGCATGTTCCTTTTCGGTGACACGGTGTACAATACCGTATTAGCACTCATTGATAAAAACGAAGAATTTTACGGATTATCTCTTCCGGGTGTTGACACGATTAATGATTTTATAACGGGAATCATAAACATTGCCCGTTCCGATACACCCGAAAAGCTGAGAAAAAATATTTCTTCACTTGTGGGAACACTCGGAATGCTGACAGGACTTCCAACAAAGAATTTGATGAACTTGTTTCAGGGAGCATGCAATCACATTGAAAACTTCACAAAATACGGCGGTACACCGACTGTTAATGACTACGGTGAAGTGTCTATGCAGATGTACGCTAATTACTGCTATGAGGCTCTTATTGACGGCGACAAAAAGAAATTTGCAAAACTTTATTCAGAATGGCTGAAAGAAAAGACTTCCACAGGCAAGCAGGTTGATAAAAGCTATATTAACAGCAAACTGAAAACAGAGCTTGAAGATGATACGGAAATCATTGCCGCAGGAAATGCGTTCTTTAACGGTGATTTGACGGCATATGAAAATACGGTTGAAAAGTATTCTGACTTAGGCTTTGACAAAACAACCGTTGTAAAAGCCATTAATTCGATTGTCAGTGACCTTGAAGATGAACAGAAAAATGCAGAAGGACTTGATAAGTACGACAATGAAGAAGAGAGTGACAGCAAACCCGAGCTGTACAAATATTCGGATGCATTTGACTTTTTGAAGAACGGCGATACTGAAAGCTATGAAAAGGTTGAAAAATACCTTATGGAGCATAAAGGTAAGACAAAAAATCAAATGAAAAAGCTGATGCAGAGTGCAAGCCGAACAGACCCGATATTTGAAAAGTATATTGAGGCAAGCAAAAACAACGATGCCGATACAACACACACATTGTACAGACAGTTACTGAATATCTACGGCTCCGAAAGTAAATTTAAGTCTGCATTAAAAAAATATCAGGGTAAAGTCAAAAAGCAACAAAGTAAATAAACAAATTAAGGGCAGCGGAAACGCTGTCCTTTTTGTGTGGGTTTTAACTTTTTTGAGCCTGCCGAAAACTATATAATGTAATTAACGATAGGGGGCGGCATTATGAATACGCTTAAATTTGAGGTATATAAAAATACCCTGAAACGCAGGAATGGATTTAATCCGGTTCTCGGTGAAAAGAAATACACTAAAATCAAATGTTACTTTATGGAATCCGACTGGGACAATTGCTCTCTTGTCACTGGCAACTTTATGAGCGAAAAAGATAATATTGTAAAAAGCACAGTCAGTTTGACAGAGGATAAAACGGCAGAATTTGAGTTACCGACAGATATTGATGGTGACAAAATCTATTTCAGCTTGACCGGTAGTTATGCAGATAACAGCGGTAATACAGTAACACTCAACACGAATCTTGTTGCAATCAACAGGCAGAAAGGTATGTTGCCGAGTGAAACCGTAGGTTTTGGATTGTATGAAAAAATTCTTGGTTTTTACAATAAGATTTCGGAACTTGTTGAACAGTTAAAAAACTATGTTACACCTGAAATGTTTGGCGCTAAGGGTGATGGAGTAACAGACGATACGGCCGCATTGCAGCAAATGTTTAGTCAAGCTGGGATAAATAATCAAGCGATTAAACTTGGCAACAGTAAAACATATTTAATTAGCAACACGCTTAGATATGATGTTGCTAGAGCAAATTTTGATGGTAATTTTGCAACAATTAAAGTATCTGACAGTTGCCAAAAACAGGATGAAACATATTACGGCTCAGAGCCAAAAGTAACAGGCTCGTGGAGCTTGAACTCGGTTATTACAGTTAACATAAAATCGGGTAATGATGCTAAATACAATATCGGCTCGTTCAAGAAGCTAATAATAGATTGCAACAACGGACTCGCAAAACACGGACTTAAGATTGAAAATGAAGGTAAAACAAATTACGCTCATATTATGGTAAGAAATCCTGCGCTGTACGGAATCAGAAGTTATGGCGGAAATGAAGCTACTTTTAGCTTTATTTCCGGTACGAGAAGTGGCATAAGTGAGGCTGCCAAAGACATCATAACAAGCGGTTATGTCAAGGGTGACGAAAGGCTTCTTTCAACGATGTTATTCCTCGGCTGTGCTGACACCTATGTGACAGACTCTATTTCTGTAGACTTTGAATGCGGCTTTTTGACTGGGGGAGCGGACAATCATTTTAACAAGTGTCACGCGTGGTGTGCATATAACACAAACATTATGAGTCATTCCACTTCTTTTACGGTTTGGGGCGGTGTTGCCACTTTTAGTCAATGTATGGTAGACTCTACCAAATATGGGTTTAAATTTTTCAATGCGGGCAGAGCGTTAATTAATAACTGTCTTAACGGATATAATCAAGTTTATAAAGACAATTTAGAAACTTGTGGCATTCCATACCTTACGTACTTTGCAACTGCCTCAGATACGCCCAATTATAAGTCAACAAATAGAGGAACAGGAACTAAAATGACCAACAATGAATGGGAAGCAGATGTTATTGGTTGCAATTTTGACAATTTAGGTCAAGATGGAGACGGTTATATTAGTGTGGATTTTTTGCCCATAAATATGAAAAATGTTCATGTGCGCGCTTTAGATACCGTTTTTGACACGATAACAGGAAACGCAAAACTTAATCCATACTCGACACAGTCCGATTTTGTTAAATCGGCAACATGTAGGTACCTTAAAGTAGGTAATGTATGTGCGGCTCATATTTGTTTAACTATGAATGCATCTACTTTAGGAAAACATAAGTCACTGCATCTTATTGATTTACCCTTCAATAACACAAAAGAGCGAATAATAACAATAGGTATTTGCTCAACAGGGGACTTGTTTAAGGGTTTGATAGGTGAGGGAAAAAATTTGTTTTCCATCACTTTATTGGCGGATAAAGATTTTATTTTTTCTGATGGTGATGAATTAAATTTTGATTTTGTGTTTTAGGTGATGTAAATGTGGGATTGGATTATACAATATTGGGTGCAGGCTCTTTTCGGTATTATACTCGGCGCTATCGTTGCAATAATAAAAACCGAGTGGACCAAAATCAGGGCAATCGGTAAAGGCACACAGTCGTTGCTCAGGGCGGAGCTTATCCGCTCGGGCGAAAAATACATAAAAAGAGGGTGGATTGAGGTCTATGCAAAGGATGCATATGACAAGTGCTATCAGTCATATCATCACCTCGGGCAAAACGGCACAATGGACGATATGCACGAGAAGGTCATGGACTTACCGACTAACCCTATAAGAAAGGATGAAAATAATGAACAAGAAAAAAATTAAGAAATGGGCGGTTGCGGCACTCATCAGAGCCGCAAAGACAATGGCACAGACAGCAGCGGCAACACTCTCAGTTGCGGTAGTAATGAGTGATGTAAACTGGGTTGCGGTAGGCTCGGCATCTCTGCTTGCAGGTGTATTGTCTGTTTTGACAAGCATTGCAGGTCTGCCCGAAGTAAATGAAAGCGAGGAGTAATTATG